CTTGCTGGTCCGCAGGCGGGCCGCTTGGCCACAGTGCGGGCATTTCACGCGGAAGGCATCGGCGCGGGTCCGGTCGGGCATCGGCTCCCCCTCAATCATCAAGCAACTCCCCCTGGTCATGATCCGGCTCCGGTTGTGGCCTCGGTCGGAACATTCAATGCGAGCAGCGCCTGGCCGAGGGCCTGGATGCCCTCTTCAACCTCGCGCCTGGCCGCCGCGCGCACCGCAAGCGGCGCGCCGGGCTGGCTGGCCAGGGTGAGGGCGGCGAGTGCTTCGCCATTCTCCTTGGCCGCCGCAGCGGCGAGATCGGGCAGGGCGCGCGAGGCCGTCGCGCTCTGGGCGTCGAGATCGAGCTTGGCGGCATAGACCTCGAAGATCGGTGAGCCCTCGCCGCCGGCGGCGCGATAGGCGAGATCGAGGATCAGCGCCTGCTCGATGCTGGGCGAGGCATCGGCATCCGGATCAGACCAGGCGCGCACGGCGCGGGCACTGCGACCGACCAGTGCCCCGCAGGATTCCCAGCCCAGAAGGCCGGCGATCCGCGTGACCGCCTGGTCGAAAGAAAGGGGCGGGCGGAGCTTCGTCATGCCGCCGTCCCTGCGACAAACCCTATTGCGGAATGCAGCGGACAATCCCGAAAAATCGGGATAGCTTGCAATTCGGTCGGCGGAGGGGCCGGCCTGAAAGAAAAAGGGGCAGGGGATGCACAGGCGGTGCGCGCGGCGCGCTCGATTACGGGGGGAACAGGGCGGGTCATGGTGTCGCCCCGTTCATGAGGCCCAGCTTGACGGCGATCTGATGGGACTGGCCGCGGATGCAGGGCCGCTTGCCGGAGAGGACGTCATGCACGGACTTTTCCCGAAAGCCATGCTGGCGCGCCCAGGCGCTGATGCCTTCCGCAGCCAGCTTTGCCTTCACCGAGGCGATCTTGTCGGGATCCAGCACAAGGCCGAGGCCGCGATAGGTAAGCGGGCCGGGGCTGCGCTCGCTGGGTGGATGGGGTGACTCCTGTGTCACAGGGACGGAAACCTTCTTCGTCTGCGGAAACTAGCGGACATATATCCCAAGAAAGTAGGAGTCAGCAAGGTGAAATCGGAGATTATTCCGATTTTGCAGAAAGGCTAGTGAGCGAGCGACGTCGGCTCGGCTTAGGCAGCGCTAAAATGGCGGCTGCATGCAGTGTCACGGCCAACGTCCAGACCGATTACGAGCATGGGCGTCGGCTTCCGAAAGGCGAGTATCTGGTCAAGGCGTGCGAGCTTGGGGTTGATGGTCTCTTCCTGCTGACAGGGAAACGAGCACTCCCAATTTCTTGTGAGGCCGAGGATCGGGCCTTCGAAAGGCTGACAGCCCTCTGGGCCGATCTGCCGGTGGCGATCAGGATCTCGGTGGTCAACCTGGTGGAGACGATCGCCAGCCAGAAGGGCGGCCAAGGCCGCGCCGATTAGGGGCGGGCGGCCAGGCTAGAGCTGGGGCAGCGCGAGCGCCTGGCTGCTGCCAATACTGCCGGCTAGCTTCTTCGCTGCTTCAGCAAATGGCGCAGCTCGGCCCAAGATCGAAAGCTGAATAAGCTCGTTGAGTCCATTGGTGCTGGATAGATGGATGGTTTCGTAAAGACAAATAGGCACCTGTCTATTGTTGGCAAACCGTCGATCCGGACCACCATCTTTGTTGGGATGCATCCAAGTTTGGCCTACAACCTTTGCATCTGACGGCACAGATTCATCTTCGATGTAGCGTCTCTCCTGCCATCGGACGGTAAGCCGATCATATGCGACCGCTCCAAACTTGTTACCCTCCAGCACTATTATGACGTCTGGTAGGAAGAAGAGGGTCTCTTTGCCGACCTGCATCGAGGGCGGTGTAATGTTGCTCTTCAATATGGGCGGAAGTGCATACCCGAAGGTCGTGGGTTTCCGGTCGATTATGTGACTGGCGCCGGCATTGCGCTTCCACGCTGCGAGGTCTCGGATCTCGCCTCCTGAATCGATCCGCCAGATTCCTGCTGCCTTGGTCATCGCATCAAATGCGGTGGTGAGGTCCTTGTATGCGGCCTCGGCGTCATCTTCGAGGTCATACATGACCACCACCGCCCGCCGGTAGCCATCGAGATAGGTGCCGACCCAGACGCCGATCAGGGTCAATGCAATGCCTGCCGCAAATCCCTTGAGCCCAAGTTTGAGCATGAGGCCAAGGCCGATGACGGCAGCGATGCCGCCCAGCACTGTCGATAGCTTTGTCTGCAACTGCTTGGCGTTAAGCTCCTCCAGGAGCTCGATGAACCGCGCATCTTTCATCTCGATCACATCGGCCGAGGAGACCCGGATCATCTCGGCATCCGGGTTGGAGGCTATGGGCGCTTGTTGCGATGGCTGGAGCCGGGCCCCCGATGGGCGATGCCCAGGTCCTTCACTGCCGCCGCCAAGCGATGCCCGATAATAGAGCCCGCCTCTGCCGGCATGCACATAGTGACCACGCGGACCGGTCCCGATCCGGAAGCCGGTCACACCGGCGGAAACGCCAATGCCGCCCTTCGAAAGGTTGAAACGGAAGGGGCCTACAGAGACCGACTTGCGGATATAGAAGGGCATTCTAAGCTTCGTCCTTGGCGTTGGCGCTCATTTGTCTGTCGAATTCAAGGGGCAATACAAGAGGGGCAATCACCAGTGCAGCTGGCCGCTCTACTGTATGTAACCTGCTCCGAACCGCTCGACGCATGTTGACCATGTTGCCATATTGGCCTTTCGATAGACTGTGAATGGATAACGTAGGTAAGGGTGCTGGAATGCGCGCGATTCTTTTTGCAGCTGTCGTATTGGCAGGCTCTGTTCAAGCTCAAACGAACGCTCAAATGAGCGGCGCCGATTTGGCGCGCCGCTTGAATAGTGAAGGGCCTCAAGTCCGTGCCAGCATCCAGGAATGCTACAGGAGCAACGTGCTCCGGCTCGGCAAGGGCAATGCTGAGACTGCTGATACTTTGCTCAGAGGGGTTAGATCGATCTGTAAGCCATTGGAAGATCGCCTCTTCGTTTTATATGCGCCCGAGATTGTTGGGCAAGCAAGAGCAGAGATGGCCGTTGGTGGCGTCAGATCAGCCGCTGAAGATGCCGCGATTGCTGCACTTCTGGAAGAGAGGGCAAAAAATCCGAGCTAATCAACATGTAGCTCGAGCTGCAGCTGCGTGGTGAAGCCGCGACCGGAAATCTCATGGCGGGCCTGGCCGATCAGCCAGCGGCCGCCATCGATCTCCGGCTTGCCATAGCCTGACAGGGTGACGCGCTGCTCGGGATAGAGCTCGGGACGGGCCAGCGCGAGGGTGATGGTCATGGTCGCGGCGCCGCGCTGTTGCCGGCGATGCTCGGCCTCGGCCGCGGCCTTGGCGTCAGCCTGGTTGCCGAAGGTCCGCTTCAGCTTCTTCGCCCCCTTGCCATCCGGGCCGGCATCGCCGGCGGTCTCGCCCTTGCGCTCGGCCGCCTCCGGATCATGCCAATAGGCGGTGACGCCGCTGTAGGTGTCGCGCGCGGCGCGCCTCCAGCTGTGCTGGTCGCCATCCGTCCTGGCGATCGCCGCGCGGGGCAGCGCCTGGCCGCCGGCGGTGGTGCCGGCTCCGATCGGGGCAAAGACCAGACGGCCGCCCTTGACGGTGGCGACGGCGTCATAGCGGCGGCCGAGGGCCTCGAGCAGCGCCAGATCCGACATCCGCCCCTGCTCGAAGACGGGGATCATCCGACCGGCCAGCGCCGGCGCAACCTTGGCCGAGACGCCGAGCCGGCCGGCGATCTGGTCGATGATCTGGCCGAGCGTCTTGTCGGTGAAGGCTTCGAGGCGGCGGATCCTGCCCTCGGCGGTGAAATCGGCCGAGCGCGCGCGGATGACAACCAGATCCGGCGTGCCGCTGTGCTCGACCTCATCGACCTTGAATTGCCCCTTGTCGACCAGGCCGACCGCGACGCCCCCAAGTCCACTGGCGCCGGCGCGCCATCCCAACTGCAGAGAGAGGCGCGCGCCTTCGCGCGGGATGGCGAGCCGGCCGTCATGATCGGAAAGGGTGATGTCGAGCTGGTCGGCATCGGCGCCGCGCTTTTCGGTGAGGGAGAGCGCAACCAGGCGCGGCCGGAAGCGATCGGAGAGATCGACCCCGTCGAGCGAAAGCCGGAAATCAGGCGTCGCCATCAGCCGTCGACCTGGTGCAGATCGATGGTGAAGTCGATCCGGCGGGGCTGGCCGTTGGCGAAGAACAGGCTTTGCCCCTCATCGATCGAGTCGATGACCCAGGCGCCGAGCACGCGCCCAGTCCCGTCGACAAGCGGGAAGGCGTCGCCGCTGGCCGCCATCTCGCGCAAGGTGTCGAGGCTGGTGACGTCGCCGGCGAATTCCGGCGCGATGTAGCCTTTCAGCTGCAAGGTGTCGGATCCCGCGCCGGTGAATTGGCTGGCATCGCGCGCGCCGACCCGGGAGGTCCGGGCATGCTTCCAGTCGGTCCGCCGCGCGAAGTCCTGATAAGGCAGGGTCGCCAAGCTGAAGACGAACATCCCGAGCGAGAGCATCATTCGCCATAATCCCTGAAGGCCGAGCGGCGGGCGGCCGCGGCGTCGCGCTGGCGGCGGTCGAGCTCATCGGCGATCATGCGCGCCAGATCCTGCCCGGATTGGCCAGGTGCCTGGGCGACA